CTACCGGTTAGCCGACCCCGGAATACCTGTGGACATGGATGAACTTATTGGTGTTACGGCTGAGGGGTGTTCTGCGAGACTGGCACTGGTGCCGCTTCTGGTGCCGGTAGCCAAAGGCCCCGCTCCCGCGGCGAGCTTCTCGATCGCCTCGCGAGTGTGTGCCTCGGACAGATGTGCGTAGCGCAGCGTCATCAGCAGCGTCTTGTGACCCATTAGCTCCTGCACGGTCCGCAGATCAACCCCCGCCATGACCAGGCGGGAAGCAAACGTGTGCCGCAGGTCATGATAGCGGAAATCGCGGATTCCCGCCGCTTGAACCGCGCGATCGAACCAGCGCCGGCCGCGCGGACCGCATACCCGCAGGCCGTGGCCTTGCTCGCGGAGCAGATCCAGGGCACGGCGCGCGGCCGAGTTGATCGGCAACCACCGCTTCTCGCCATGCTTCGAGCGAGGGATCGTGATCAGGCTGCGCTCGATATCGATATCCTGCCAGCGGAGTCCGTACTGCTCGCCGCGCCGCATACCGGTATGCAACGCCAGATCGATTTCCGCCTCCCGATGCGGACAGAGCCTCCGGATCGCGCTCCGCAACTGCATCTCCTCCTGCGCGGTCAGAAAGCGCACGCGGGCGTTGTTCGTGCGGCGGATCGGAACGCGGCGAAGCGGATTTTCTGCTACCTTGCCAGCGCGCACGGCCAGCGAATACGTCAGGCTGAGCAGGGCGCGATATTGATTTACGGTGGCGGGAGCGCGGCCGCGGCGGGTCAGTTCGGCCAAGCGCGAGTCGATTTCCTCGGGCCGAAGATCGGCGGCCGGGCAGTCGCCGAACCAGGCGCGCAGCCGCGTCATTTTCCAGCGGTCTTCCCGCGCCGAGCGCTCGCCTTTATGGCGTTCGGCGTAGAGGAGCGCGTCGTCGGCGATCTGATTGAAGCTGATGCGAGCGCGATGGCGCAGCTGCTCGGGGAAAAAGCGGCACTCGCGGATTTCGGTCTTGCGCTTCTGATAGGCGGCGATTGCCGCGCTGCGGCGGCCGACCTTCTCGCGATGCTCGCGGCCGTGCTGATCGTGATAACGGATCCACCAGTCGCCCGAGCCCGTGGGCCGTTCGAAGATGCCGCGAACTTTTCTCGCCATGGAAGCTTTCATCCGGATGTCCGCGGGCCCAGCGGGAGCCCGCCTCTTCCCGGCCGGTCGGCCGCTGGGCGCGCGGAAACAGGCGGCGCGCGCCGCAAGGCGCGACACACCTCCACGGCATCGCCTGCTGGGCGCAATCCGGCGCCGGCAAAAACCGCTTCGCCGGATTTCCGTAAGCCAACAGGTCGACCGGCCAACGAAATGAAGCGGCCGTCTTCGTCGAGTTCCTACCCGTTCATTTTCGCTGATCGAGCCGCAGGCACGATCAGTCGATCCTTACATCCAACACGGCCGTCAAAGGACCGTCCTCAACTTCCGCGCCTCGGAGCAGACATTCCCTGATTTCACGACGCTTCAACCTCCACAATCGGCTCCACAGGATTGCCTTCTTCCTAAGAATGCGCTCTTCGGCGAGGTCGGCCTGAGTGACGCGCCGCGTCTTTTTCGGAAACTGCAAGACGCTGCTCATGGCCCCCCTCGTGGGGCCGTTCTGCCATGCCGCGGGCCGCGCGGGCAAAGCCTTCTGCTTGTGTAGTTACCTGTTGATAAGTACCGGAACGAGTTCCCGCGGCCGTTGGCTCTACCGCGGACGCCGAGAGCGGCGGCTGCGCCTCCCAGCTTTTCAGGGAGAAAGAATTGCCGGCGATTTGCAGCTGCTGGTAGGCCCATGAGAGCAGAACTTCGCAGAGCTTGCTGAGCGTTTTGTCCTCGCGGGCGGCCTGGCGCTCGAGCGCCGCCTTGAGATCGGGAGGAATTTTCACGCCTGCGTTGACCTTCGCTTCACCCATGGCAGCACCGTAACAGTGGGAAATAGGACTTGACAAGATTTACTAATGTACATATGGTTAACGACGTGAACATAATTACCTCCCTCCGCAACATCCAGGCCCCAGCCGCTTCCCGCGCCGTGCGGGGAGCGGCTGGCAATCTCGCGGGCCGGCCCGAGGCGGGCGCCCCATGACGCTTTCCGAATCGATGGATACGCTGCGGCGGGAACTGGCCGCGCTGCGCGAGGCGATCGAAAAAAGCGCGGCCGGCGAACGGGATCTCTACAGCGCCGAAGAGGCGGCGCGGCGGCTTTCCATCTCGCTCTCGACGGTGCGCGTGCTGATCGCCCGCGGCGAATTGCGATATCTGCGGATTGGCAATCTGGTGAGGATTCCGCGCTCGTCGATCGACCAGTTTTGCCGCCGCAATCATTACGAGGTCTGGGGCGCGAAGGATCCGGGGACGGGAAGGACGCGGCGCCCGGCGCACATGCGACGGCTCGGGGCGGCCGGCGAGCAACCGGAGGCGGCCCGATGAAGCGGCGCTTTGCGTCCGGGCCTCGAGAGGCGGAAGCGGGACAATGCGCCGGACGGAAACGGGAAAATCGTGCGTGACGGGCATCGGCGGCCGGCTCCTGACGGGAAGACCGATTCATCCTACCACAGGCGAATAAGAAGCGAAATATAAAAAGCGCTTGTGATGTGTGGCCAGCGCCCAGGCGGCGATCTGGGCCGGCGGCGAGCAGGCGCGCAGGGACCAAGCAACCTGGCGGCACAAGGGGCGCGGGGCGACGGCGGCGGTTGCGGCCCGGTGAATTCGTGTGGCGATGGTGATTTGGAAAGCGGCATCGGGCGGCGGCTCGAAACCGCCCGATGCCGTTGCGGGCGGCGCGACGGGAAGCGGCGCTCAGTCGAAAAAAGGCCGGGGGAAACGGCGCGTTTTGAGGGGATTAACTATTCCGTAAACTGCTTTCGCGAATTTGAAATGGGCATGGCCAGCAGGGAGGGCCCGTGGGCAAGGCTCTTGGCCGCGATGATCGATTGGATTGTTGCTTTACCGTGAGCTCGGATGGGCGGCCGACGGGGCGCCGGCGGGTCCGGAAGCCTCGCAGTTTCCTTGTCCGTTCGGGCAGGAATTCCATCGAAGTGGTGGGCGTAAAAAAGCGGAGGCCGGGGAAATGACAGCCCTGCCGCGGCGGACCGGAGAGAAGTGCCGGTGGTGCGGCGGGCAAATCGTGCGATTACGGGAATGGGGCGCGTCGTGGCTGGAATGCGATTCGTGCGGGCATCTCCGGGCGCTCGAGGGGGCGCTTGTCCCGGCGTCTTCCATCCCGGGGAAATCAACCGGAGAGATTCCTCGCCCCGATGAGGCCGGGGCTCGGAATGAAGGACTGGGTGGGGCCTTCGGCAACCGACATAAACATACGAGCACCCACGGCGCGGCGGAGCGTACGAGGCGGGAGGCGCGGCGATGAGTTTAACGCGGGGCAGGGAACTGCCGATCGGGGCGCGCGCCGGTCTGCTCGATCCCAAGCACGTCAAGGCGATAGGCAGCGCCCGGTGGCTCTACGACTGGATTTTGTGGCGCGTGACGTCCGAGCAAGAGGGCGTGGGGCGCGTCCTGGGCGGCAGCCCGGTTCGCTGCGAGGAGATTGCCGCCGACCTGGGCGTCGGCTTGCGCACGATCTACCGCTGGATGAACCTGCTGCGGGGCCCCTACATCCGGACGCGCCACGTCGTCGTGCGCGGGCGGCATGGCCTCGCGATCGAAGTCTTCAAATCGAAGAAATTCCATCCCAGCCAGCCATCTGGGACTTCCCGGATTTCCACAATTTCCACAGTTTCCACAGCCAACCCTGCCAAGATTGGCAGCGTCAATCCTGCCAGATTCGGCAGGGCCAACCCTGCCAGAAGTGGCCGCTCCTATAAGGAAGATAGAAAGCCTTTTACAGAAAGCTATGGGAAAAGTAATTATGGTTTTCTAGAAGATTTACCGGAACGCGCCAATCCGCCAAAGACAAGCCCTCCCTCCCCACCTGCTGTTGAAAACCAAAACCAAAACCAAAAGCAGATTCCTCCCGCCTTCGCCGAGGCTTCGGCCGGCGCGCGTTTCCCCGGCCAGGACGGGGTTCGGTGGAATGACAACGTTACGGCTTGCGCAAGGAGTCGCGGGGATGGCGACGGCGCGGGGAGCGGCGGTGAACATCGCGAGGAAAGCGCCGTTTCGCGTGCGGGAGGGGCAGGGGACGAGAGCGCTTTGGCGGATGACGGGAACAGTTCGAGGGAGGGCGCCGATCTGGGCGGGCGAGACGGCGAGCTTCTGGCGGGGCTGCGGCGAATGATGGGCGCGAAAGCGTTGCCGAGCGAGGGGGTGGTTAAGCGCCGGGAACTGCTCGAGCGGCAGAAGTGCGCGTTGTTGCGGCGGGGCGAGCGGCAATGGTTGCCGCCCTAAAGGGCGGCGCTACATGGGGTGCGGGTGGCGTGGCGGGAGTGAATGGGGGACGGAAAGGAGCGGAAAAAATGAGCTTGCCGCACATGAAGCCGATCGCGGTGCTGGCCGAGGCGAAGGCGCACGGAACGCGGGTGAAGTATCTGGGAGGGTGCCGGTGTTTGCCGTGCCGCGCGGCGAATGCGGGCTACGAGTGCCGGCGTTTGCAGGCGCGCCGCAGCGGCGATTGGAACGGTCTGATTCCGGCCGGGCGCGCGCGCCAGCATCTGCTCGCGCTTTCCCGCGCCGGGGTGGGACGGCGCACGGTCGCCGACATTGCCGGCGTGCCGCAGTCGCTCTTGCACCGCATTCGCAGCGGGCGGCGGCGGCGGATCCGCGCGCTCACGGCGCGGCGGATTCTGCTGGTGAGCCGGACGGCGATGAACGACGCGCGTCTGGTCCCGGCCGGGCGCGCCTGGCGCATGATCGAGCGCCTGGTCGAGGAGGGCTTCACGCGAGCCGAGATCGCGCGGCGGCTCGGGTATCATTCGCGGGCGCTGCAGCTGAATCGCACGCGAATCACGGCGCGAAGCCTGATGCGCGTCGAGCGCTTCTACCGCCGAGTGATGACGTGAAGATTGTCGCGTCCCGGTGCGAGTTCAGCTGCGCCAGCCGGATTTTTGGAAGGCGGCTTTCACCTTGGCGGCGCGCGCGGCGGCCTCGGCGATTTTCTGCGCGACTACGGCGGCGACGTCTTCTTCCGTGCCGTCCGGGCGCAGGACGTGGATGGTATGGACGCTCTGCGCGCCGAGCTCGTCTTCGATGGTGACGACGACGGCGGCGGCGCCCGAATCGAATTTCCTGGCGATTTCCTTGGCCATGTTTGCCTCTTTGGACGGTGCGATTCCGGGCTAAAGATGCCGGGCAAAAGCCCGGCGCTACATTCGGCATGCGCGCATGCGTGCCTGGGCGCGTTTGGCGCGATGTAGGGCCGCCCTTCAGGGCGGCATGACGCCGGCGCGCGGGCGGGAGGGCGCAGAACGCGCCGCTACAGCAGTTTCATGTTGTGGACGCGTATGCCGTTCGCCCAATAGGTGCCCTGCGGGCGCACGCTTACCACCATTTTCTGCGACGCCCGCCAGCTCCGGCCGGCCTTGGCGATGGCCGAGACGCTGCCTTCGCGCCCGATTTCGACCAGCTCGCCCGGGCGCAGCTCTTCGGCCCGGCGAAAGACGGAAACCAGCGTGCCGCGAGCCATGGCCAGGCGCTGGCCCGATTCGAGCTCGATCTCGATCCAGTCGCCGCACGGCTCGATTTTCACCCGCGCCGTCGCGCCGCCTGGGAATTCGAGCGGCGTGCCGACCTCGGTGCAGCCGCCGGGCCCGAAGCTCGCGCCGCCGCCGCCCGAGCTGCCGCCCACCCCGCCCGAGGCGACGGTCGTGAGCTTGCCAACGAAGGCGTAGCTGTCGGAGATGACCTCGGAAAGATTCGCGCCGGCGACGAACATCTGCCGCGCAGTGTCCCAGGCAATGTAATAGGTGGTGGCGTAAGCCAAGCCGGTGATCGTGCCGGCGGGAAACGCGCGGGCGCCCTGGCCGTAGTCCTGGGTCCAGGAACTACCAATGCCACCCGGACCGTAGACCCGGACCGTAGCACTGGACCCTGCGTCTATGGAATCAGCGGTGGCGTTGTTCACGGCATTCGACGGCGCGTTGGCCAGGATGTCGTTCGAGCTGGCCAGGCCCCCGGAGACGGCGGTGGGATTGGCCGCCGTGCCGAGATAGGCGTAGGGAGAATAGTTCGAGGAGGGGTATTTGGCGCGCGCGCGGAAGTAGCGCGTGGCGTCGCCCAGGTTCAGCGAGAGCGAAAGAGCCTGGCCGAGCGGGTAGACGACCGTCGAAGAGGGAAACGTCGGATCGCTCGCCGATTCGAGGAAATACTGGACCGAAGGCGCGGCGCCGCGGCTGGGCGCAACCGTCACGTTGAACGTCCCGCGGGCGGCGGTGGCGGCGAGCGAGGCGGGCGGCGCCGGAGCCGGGAGCGCCTGCGCGGCCGAGGTTTGCGGCGCCGGGGCCGTATCGACGCCGACCTGTTGCTGGAGCTGGTTGAAGGAAGCGGTGAGCGAGCCCAGCCAGTCGTAGAGCACCGGGTCGTCGATGGCGAGGTAGCCGAGGCTGGCCGTATCGAGCACCTAGTCGTCTCCTTTGAGTCCGAGCGATGCGTCTTCGAGCCGCTCGACGGTCCGATTTTGACAATACGGACCGCCCCGTATCCGTGAAGGCATCGGGGCGGTTTCCGCGCGATCGAGATCCCCGGCCCGTGCTCCCACGTCGTGGCCGGGCTGGATGAAATCGAGCCAGCGGGCGAGGGCGCGCGCCACCAGACGCCACAGGATGAATCCCCGCTTTCCGCGCGCCGCCCACCGGGCCGCGCGGGCGCTGATGGTTTCGTCCGGATCGCCGCCGGCCAATACATTGCAAAATTGGTCGAAAGCCACGAGCACGCGGCGCGGGTAGCTTTCGCGCGCCGCGCCCGCCTCGTACTGCGCGATCGACTTTTTGCGGTCCAGCAGGCGCGTCAGGATGGCCAGCGCGCAGGTCAGTGCCGCCAGGGAGAGAAGAATCCAGCCGAAGTAAATCATCCGCGTTCACTCGCAGTCATGGTTTGCCCGCAGGCATGGGGTTCACACGCGATCATTGGCAGTGGCCCGAGCCGCACAGCAGCGCCGCGCCGGTCCCGGCGCCGATCGCGAACCATTTGACGGCCGTGCCCATGCGGCGCCAGAAGCCGCCGCCGCGAGCCGCTTGCAACGCGGCATCGCGCTGCTTCAAGGCCGCCGATAGCCGCTCGCCGGCCAGCTTGAGCTGCGCGTCCTTGGCGGCCAGATCCTGCTGGGCCGAGTGGAGCCGAATGCTGCACGCCTGGCACGCCGTGACGAAATCGCGCAGCGGTGCAAGATCGGGCTGGGGAATCGTGGCGACGGCCGCCGGCGCGGGATTTTTCCGCGTCGGTTTGGGAAGCTGAATGTGAATCGGCTGCGGCGTGAGGATCTGCTTGGGCAGCCAGGCGGCGATTTGGCTCGGCGTTGTCTCTTGGGCGGCGCGGGCGCGCAAGGTGGCGATGCGGCGCGCGGTTTGCGCGTCGCGCTGTTTTACCTGGGCGGCGATCTGCCGGGCGGCTTGGGCGTCCTGGTTCAAGACTTTCTGCTGCTGCTGCACGGTCGATTCGGCCCCGAGCAGGGCGTCGTGCGTGCTTTTCCAGCAGTGGAAGGCGATGCCGCCGCCGGCAATGCCCACAACGGCCAGGCCCGCGAAAATCGTATGTTTCCAGTCCCAGGCCATGATCTATTCCTGGGCGGCGCGGTCGGGGCGGCGGCGCGGGCACGGCAGTTCCATGCCGAGCTGGCGAACCAGGTCGTCGGCCGAGCGGTAGAGCGGCTCGCGCGTGGGCGCGCGCAGCGGAAATTCCTCCGCCGGGATCGCGGTGGCGCAGCGGCGGCAAAGCATTTTTCCCTGCTTCTCGACGTCGGCGGCGTTGCCGCAATGGCGATGGAAGAAACAGACCGCCCCGAAAGCCGGGGACGAAACTGCGGAAGCGGGCCGCGGGGCATTTAGCGTCGCGGGCAGTTCAAGAGTGGCCATGCTGGAACCCCCTTCTGAGTTGGTGCGAGTTTGTGTTGCTAACGCAGCTCCCAATGCCGGGCTAAAGCCCGGCGCTACATTTACGCGTTTGCGCGTTGGGCGGCTTGATGTAGCGCCGACCTTCAGGGCGGCATGATTCCTACAAACCCGATGGGCCCGCGCCGCCCGCGCCGCCCATACCGTCCACAGCGAACGATGCGAAGGGGCCGAACAGGCGGTCGGGCCGGGTGATTTGCGAGCCAATCACGCCGACCGGCGACGGGTCGCCCAAGGGATTGGCGGCTCGCAGGGGCGGCGCGGGCAGGATCGGGCCGCGCCGCCTGGCGATTTGCGCCAGGCTCGCGGCGCTTGCCGCCGCGGCGGGATACAAAGGCGCGGGGCCGTAGGCCGGAGCGGCATAGAGACCGGCCGGATTACTCGCGCCGGCGTTTGCCAGCGGACCAAACAGTGGCGCCATGAATTTCTCTCTCTTCCTACCGGCTGCGCCGGTTGTCGCGGTTTTTCACCACCAGCTCGCTGATACCGACGTTGCCGGTGCCGACCGAGTCGCGGATTTCACGCAGGAGCTGGTTCTGCGCCTCGAGGAACGGCCGCAGCGTGACGGCGAAGCTTTCGGCGAAGGCGGAACGCATCTCCATGCGCCAGAAATCGATCGATTTGTCGCCGGCCGCGATGGCGCGGCTCTTTTCGCGCAGGAACGCGAACACTTCGCGCAGCACCAGGAGCGCCAGCAGGCCTCCCGCTCCGATTTGCCAGATGAGTTGATTACCCACGGTCATGAACTCCCTCAATGGATTTGTCGTGGATGGCGTTGGTAGGGGCGGCCCTTGTGGCCGCCCGTTCGGGGTTGGCCGCCGCTACGCGTACTTGCGCATACGGGCCAGCACGCTGGCCGGATAGCCGGGGTCGCCGCCGCCGTTCCAGGCGAGCAGGGCGCGCCGGACGTCTCCTTGCGCGGCGGCGAGCTTGGCCGCCAGAACGCGGCAGCCGATCTCGACGCCGGTCGCCGGATCGCACAGCGCGGCCAGATGTCCGCCGTAGCCGTGCTCGCGCGCGGTTTCGCCCATCACCTGCATCAGGCCCCAGGAGAAGGCGCGGGCGCGGGCTTCGGTTGCGCCGCCCAGCTTGCCCGAGACGGCCAGCGGCAGCAGGTAATGCAAATAGAATTCCGGCTCGTAGCGGATGGCCCAGGGATTCCACGCGCTTTCCTGCTCGCAAACCGCAGAGACTAGGGCGGGTTCGAGCCCGGCCGCGCGCGCCTGCTTGCGGGCCAATTCGATCAGTGATGAGGGTGCGATCATGGCGGCACCGGCATCTTGCCGGTGTGCGGCTTTTGTAGCCGTCTTTGTAGCGCTGCCCTTCAGGGCGGCACAATGGCTCCGCTTGTAGCGGCACAATGCCGGGCTAAAGCCCGGCGCTACATGCGGCATCGTTTGCTTGTCCGTGCCGCTGTGCGGCTACGGGCTGCCGAAGGGCGACCAGGGATCGATCTTCAGGTACAGCTCGATTCGCTCCGAGAGGTAAAACCAATCGCCCGGATTGCCATTGGCTGCGATTCCGAAACGCGCCGACAGGCGCTCACCGGAAACATTAATCGGAAGCTCCAGATCATCGGAACTAGAGGCGGGACTAGATAGCGGTCTAGTCCCTAGCAGCGGCACCACGTCGCCGCCGCTCGATACCGCATTCGGACCCTGGTTCGCGTAGGTGAATTCTGTCGCGCTCAAAACGCCGAAAATGGTTGCCGGGCCGTTGAAGCTGGCGTCGGCCACGCATTCGATCGCTACCGGCTGCCGGGCGAAGAGGCCGTGGGGCGCGGCGGTGGTTACCGTGGCCAGGTTGCCGCCGCGGGCGATGGATGAGATCGCGACGGCGCGATCGGCGGCCGGGAACGCGGCGACCAGCAGCGTGCCTTGGCCCTCGGCCCTGGCGCGCAGGTAGCCAAACAGCTTGCGGCCCACCGGGGGCGAGCCCAGATCGGAGCCGTCAACGAAATAGGTGGCGTAGCGGGCCGGAATCACCTTGCCGTTGTCGCTCGAAGTTCCCTCGGCCAGCGAGAAGATGTTGCCCGAGCCGTCGTTCGAGCCGAGGAAGATCGGGAAGCCGCCGCCGGGGCGCGCAATCGGCGCGGCGCAACTCGCGGCGATGCTCCACGGGGCCCAGCCGCGCGCCAGCGGCGCGTCGCGAAACAGCATGAAGCGCGTCACGTTCACGAGCGACGCCGAACCGTAGGAGAACTGCATCGCCAGGGTCCAGTTCGGCTGCGTGGCCGCGCCGATCGGCACGCCCACCAGCAGCCGCTTCACGTCGGTTTCGAGAATGACCCAAAGGGTTTGGGCCGCAGCCCAGTTCACCTGGTCCCAGACCGGTCCAGGCCCGATTCCTAGGTGGCGCTGGTCGGAATGGATCTCCTGCGAGAGTTTTTGCGGGGGCGAGCCGTCGAAAACGTAGACGCCGTCCTGGCCGGCGATGACGGCCGCTTCGTCGCCCATGGCGACGCCGTGAATCGAAGGCGTGCCGACGCGGTTGCTGACCTGCTGGATGGTCCAGAACGCGGGTTCGTTGACGCCGTCGTCGGCGGTGACGTAGAAGGAGCGCTCCTTGACGATATAAAGATTGTTGCGGAGCACGAAGGCGTTGGTGATGCGCTGGCCGTCGTTCGGGGAAACCGTCATCAGGCCATTCACGCCGTCGTAGCTTTCCGGGTCGTTCACGCGCGAGCAGCGCAGGATCGATCCAACGCCGTTTCCTAGATCGGTTTCGTAGATCTCGATGTTGTCGATGAGGAAGTAGCCGGACTGGGTCGGAGTCCCATCGGCATAGATTTGCAGAGCCAGATCGGATGGTATGGACCCAATGGGCGGGGTGAGCTGGGCCACGAACTCGGCGTAGGCGCCCTGGGGCGCGGCGCTGGCGGCGACGGCCAGGCCCGCGGTCACCATGCCGGTCGAAGCCGAAGCCAGATTCACGTGCAGCGTTCCGGTGGCCAGGCCGTAGGCCATCACGCGCGCGCGCACCGAATATTCGGTGTTCGGGGAGATGAGCGCGATTCCGTTGCAGTCGGTGACGGCCGGCTGCGTGATTTTTCCGCGAATCGCGGTCTGGCCGTCGCCGGTGATGCGGTAGGCGTCGCCCCAGGCCACGGTCGCCGATTCGCGGCTGCCGCCGGCGCCCTCGGCGGGGTCGGCGGTCCAGCCCAGAGGAACGGTCGGATCGACGCCGTAGAAATTGTTCCAGCCGCCGTCGAAGGTCAGATTGAGCCAGACGCCGTTCTTCTGGCTCCAGAATCCGTTCCGCTCGCCCCACCAGAACAGCCGGTTGCTATAGGCGATGACGCCGGCCTGTTCGGGCAGCTCGACCAGATCGAACAGGTAGCCGGACGGCGTCGCGGCGAGCAGCTCGACGTCGGAGAAATCGAAAATCGCCTCGGTGGTGGTGTTGTCGGGAATGTACATGGCCGTCGGCGAGGTTTGGGGCGTATTCGAGGGGGGGATGGTGTAAAAACTCGGCGCGCCGGACTGGCCGGCGGCGGTGAACATCACCAGGCGCGCGACGACGTTCGAGGGGCCCATGGGGATTTCCTCGAGCAATGCCTTGAAGTTTCCCGCGGCCGTCCAGGTGACCGGCGGCGAGGGGCGGGTCCAGTAGCCCTGGCGGGTGACGAAGCTGATCGAGACCTGGTGCGTGCCGGCCGAGACGTTGCCGGCGGGCGCGGCGGAGCTGCCGACCGAGTTGCCGGGTTCGTCGGGGCCGGTCTGCGCGTAGGTGAATTGGGAGGCGTCGAGAACCGAGGCGACGGTGAAGGTCCCGTTGAAATCGGTCGCCGAGCCGGTGACGCCCTGGATGGTGACGGTGTCGCCGGCGGCGAGCGTGTGCGCGTACTGGCAGCTCGCGGTGACGACGTTCGAGGCGCGCGAGATCGACTGAATGGGGTCCTGGAAATCGCTCACCTGTGGCGCCGCGCCCGGGCCCGCCTGGCTGACGCGGTCGAAATTGGTGTCGTCGAACTGGCGCGGCAGATCGGCGCCCACCTGGCCGTCGCTCACGGCCAGGTACTCGCGGCCGAACTGCGTTTGGGAGCGGGCGAGCGAGCCGGCCGCCAGAGCGGAGCTGACGATCTGGAGGCTGCCCGAGGGGTTTTCCTTGTAAAAATTGCCGCGTGAATCGAGCGCGAGCAGGCGGTCGATCCCGCCCAGGGTCGGAAACGTTTTTAAATAGTTGATAAACGCGCCGCCGGTGAGCGTGGGGAACTGGGCGAGAAGGCCGGGCCGCGTGCGCACGCCGCCCGCGATTAGCTCGACGTCCTGGCAGTCCCACGACATGCCGTCGGGAAGGCCCTCGGGCGCGGCGTTGGGCACCCATCCGCCGAACATCGTGATCGGCTGCGGTGTGAAGCTTTCTCCACTCATCGGGTGAATGTGTCCTCTCGGCCTGTCATTCCTGGTCGCCCAGGCGACTCATTTTTCCTGTCGTTGCGAGTGAAGCCCGGGCGCCGCTTTAGGGAAGCAGCGCCCCGGCTGCCCCTGCGCCCACCTTGCCGAGCGCGCCTCCGAGCGAGGAGCTGAGCGAGCCCCAGAAGCCGGGCTGCCGCGCCGCTTGCGCCTGCACGCCGAGCGTCTGCGTGGGCAGGCCGAGCATGCGTCCGAGCAAATTCGTATCGATGCCGTAAAGGCTCGATAGCCCCTGCAATCCAGTCTTCTGGTTCTGGAGCTGCGTATCCTGATAGGCGAGCTGGCCGCGCTGCGCCGCCTGGCCAAGCTGCGAGGCGCGCTGGCCGGCCAGATTTTCCTCTTCGGCGCCGAAGCCGGCCGCGTTGTGGGTGCGCGAGACGCGGCTGGCGGCCTGCTGGCTGGCGGCGTCGAGCGCCGTCGAGACCGGCTGCATGGCCAGTTGCTCGTACTGATTTTCGATTTGCGGCGAACCCCAATTGGCCAGGCTGCTATAGCCCGAGCTGATGCCCGGCTCGGCGGCCTGACCGGCGCCCATCTGCCGGGCGATCATCGCCTGTTGTTGCGCGCCGAGTTGCTGCGCCTGCTGCTGAACTTTCGCTTCCCCTCGTGCCATCGCCAAACCCCCCGTGTCCTCTCACATCGCGCTTGGGTATCGTGTAGCGCCGCCCTTCAGGGCGGCACAACGCCGGGCTTTTCGTTACGTTGCCGACCACTCGGCGCCGGAAGAGCCGAGCGGCAGCCAGTAGCAGCTCCAGGCCGGCTCGCGCCAGCCCAGGCGCGTCAGGCGCCGGCCAAACCCCTTGGCGATCCGCGGCGGCAGCCAGCAGTGCGCGTCGTCCAAACCGCGCCGCCAGCCTTCGCGCCGGGCCGCTTCGTGCAGCGCGAGGAACCGGCGGAAGCGCTCGCGCGGCGTGGCCGCTTCGGGATCGGCCAGAAGGTAGACTTCCGAAGTCAGCCGCGCCAGCGCCGCCATCACCGGCGCGCCGGACTCGTCCTCGAGCACGGTGCGCACCAGGAACGAGGAGTCGTCGATATCCGGCATCGGATAGCGGAATCCCTGCCGGGCGTGCATTTGGCGCACGCGGTCCAGATCCTCGCTGCGGTATTCGCGAATTTTCATGTTTTTCTTATTCGCCGCTCGCGCCGTGTTCGTCCAATATCTGGTCGAGGAAGCGGTCCGATCCTGACGATGCGGACCGTCCCGTATCCGCGAAGGCGTCGGGGCGGCCGGATTCGCCGCTGCCCGCGGCCGGCGCGGGCGGGCGGTTGCTCAAAACGTCGCTCAAGAAACGCAGCGCGTCGCCGGCGCCGGCGAAGGAATGCTCGCTCACCGGCGATTCGGCGATCTGGCCCTTTCCCGCGCCGGAGCCGGCGCCGTGACGGCCGCCTTGCTCGATGGTCGTCGAGTGCTCGACGACGACGCGGTGGCTGCCGTTCGATTGGGGCTCGATGGTGACGCGGCGCACCGTGCCGAGCGCCTTGCCGCTCTCGCCGTCGCGGTCGAGCGCGCGAGCGCGTTCGACGCCGCGGCCGAAAAGTTTGTTCATGTAAAACCGGCCGGAAGGGGCCCGGTCTTCGAGACTGGATTCGGATGCCATGGTCATGCTCCTTTGGATTGCGCGGCGCCGGAACGAAATTCCCGGGCCGATTCGATTTCGAGCGCGCGCGCGGTCTGATGCCAGCTTTTGTGGCCTCGCTGCGAGCGGCGGGCTTCAGGGGCCGCAGCCCCTGTTTCGCCGGGGCTTTTGTCCGGGCGAGCGCCCTGCCCCGCGAACCCCGGGGACGCCGCCGCCGATCGCAGCACCTCCTGCGGGAGCGGCGCGCCGGCGGTGGTCACCAGCGAATTGACGAGCGCCCAGTTTTGCCGCCGCGCCTCGGCGCATTCGGCGCGCAGGCGTTCGACTTCGGCTTCGAGCCAGGCCGTGTGGCGCGTGGTCGAGAGCCAGCGCCAGAGGGCGCGAAGATTTTCCTTCATCGGTGGTTCCCCCATCTGCGAAGCGGCTCTCAATTCACGTGAGTCGGGTTCGTCACCCGGCGCGGCGAGTAAGCCAAGCGTTCGACGTGCCGGTAGATGCGCACGCTGCCCAGATTGACGACGAGCTCGCAGGTCGAAGGCCCCGCGCCGGGCGAGGAATCGCTTTCGATCTCGATCCGCGCCAGGGCCGGCTCGAGCCGGGAGAATTTCGCCGCCAGAAAGCTGCCGTCGCCGAAAATGACGATCGCGATGCAGCGCGGCGCGACGCGGGCGAGGAGAGCGCGCAGCCGATCGGCCAGGCGCGCCTTCACGACGCCGCCCAGAGCAGCTTGAGGTCGAGCACCTGGCGCAGCCAGCAGATCGGGTGCGGCTCGCAGGCCATCGGGAGGGTTTCCACTTCGACGCTGGCTTCGAGGCCGTCGGCGCGGCGGGCGAGTACGGTCAGCACGCCGCCCTTTTTCTTCCAATCGGCCAGCTCCCATCCGGGCGGGAGCAGCGGCGCCATGGCGCTCGGGGCCCCGGCCGGCGCGAATTGCTCCTCGTTTTTCATGGCGCTCACTTTGCCGCCACCGTCCAGTTCGCGCTGTTGCAATAGGCGAGGACGTGGTCCGCGCCGCCGCCGGCGACGCTCGCGCCCCAGGTGTTCGTCGTGGAATCGGTGACCGAGCGCATGGCGCCTTCGATCGTGCTGCTGCACGAAGGAAGCGAAGCGAACGTCGTTGGGTTGGCCCGTATGGTTCCCGTTACATCGAGCGTCGTTTGGGGCGTCGTGGCCGCTCCGATGCCCACCTTGCCGCCGCTCGACTGGAGCACGAGCGGGTTCGAGTTGGCGTAGGTTTCGATCAATCCAAAACCGTTTGCGGCATTCGAGTTGTACGTCCATCCGATTACCAGGTTGTTTGAGGAAGCCTGCCCGATCAGCTCGTAGGCGTTTGTTCCCGGCTCGTACAGTTCAAAGATCGGAACGGATGTATTCATCAGCCCGGCGGCGTTGTCGCCCATCTGCACGGGGCCGTTGCCGGAAACCATCAATTTCGAGGTGTAATTCGTTCCGTCCCACTCGGAGAAGTTGTAATTATTGCTGGCGTCCGAGCCGGTGACCCACCAGGGATGGGCGCTTGACGCCGCGCCCTGCCCGGCCGAATAAAGGCTGGACCGGAAGGGATAGGGGAGCCCCTGGGCCACGAAGATCCCGGGCGATGTCTGCTCGAAAATGCCGAGCCATTGGTTGCCCAGCAGATGCACCTCCATCTTGACGGCGCTTGCCTGGTACTCGACGTAAAGCGGATTGAGCGCGGATCGGGTCCACGTATTGAGGTCGGAGGAAAAGGCCCAGCCGATGCCCTGTCCGGTTCCGAAGCCGCTGTAGAGCATGGCCCAGGTGCCGGCGAAGCGGAAAATTTCCGGGTCGAAGACGTGCGAGGATTCCCACCCGCTGCCGGTGGGGCTGAAGACGGGATTCGACGCGTATTTCGTCCACGGGCCGGTGGGGCTGCTGGCGGTCGCGTAGCCGATCTGCTCTTCGCCGGCGGCATTTGCGGCGTTGTAGAAAAGGTAGTCGGTGCCCTGCCACTCAAAAGCGAATGGCCGGAAGAGCTGTTTGGCGTCCCAGGCTCCCGTTGTGCCGGGCGTCAGGATCGGATTCACGCTCGCCTTGGTCCAGGTCACGAGATCGGTCGATGTGGCGACGCCGATGCTGGAAGGCGCGGCTTCGTAGCTGGTTCCCTGGCCGCCGAAATAGAACAGGTAGTAGGTCCCGTTCTGGTGGAAGATTCGCGGGCCGCAGACGTAGCCGCTATCCCAGGCCCCGGCCGATCCCGGCGCTAATACGACGCCCTGTTTGGTGAGCGATTGGAAGTTCGGGCCGGTGGCCACGCCGATTTCCGCCTGCGTTTCGCCCGCGTTCCAGCCGCAATAGAAAAGGTAAATCTGGCCGTTGGCCTCGATCCAGGTCTCGCTGTCGATCGAGCCCTGATCGAATCCGCTCGCGCCCGGGCTCAGAATCGCGTTCGACTGCGTGGAAAACTCCTGCATGTCGGCGGGCACGGAATCGAGCGGTCTGCCGGCGACGCGCAGGCCGCCCGCAGCGTCGAGATTGAGGCTGTGATTGGCGGTCAGGGTGGCCGCGCCGCCCGCGCCCGAGAGCGTCGCGCCGCCGGGCATCGAGATGCTGGTTGCCGCCGCGGACGATGTGCCCGGCACGTAGGTGGATTGTTGCGCGCGCGCCGCCGCCGGAGAGAAAAGCGCCCAGGCGATGGCGAGCGCCGTCGGGATCGGGATGCTTCGCCGGTGCGTCATGTTAGCGCAGCACCTCCGCCGTGATGGCTCCGCCGCCGGTTTGGCTCGAAAGCTTGACGCGGAGGAACCTGGCCTTCAGCGCGCTCAGCTTCACCGACTCGCCGGCCGTGTTGCTCGACGTGTATTCGGTGACGTAGTTCGCATCCGCGTCGTCGATCGAAGTTTGTACCTCGACCGAGACGGCCGACGGGGCCGACGCGTAGGTGATGTCCACGCGAACGTCCTGCGGCGTTCCCGCCGCGCCGTCGTAGGCGCCGGCCAGGGCAACCTGCTGGCTGGCCTGCGGCGGGGTGGGCGTTTCGGCGTCGAACAGGTAAATGGCGACGCCCGGGTAGATCGAGTTGGGCGGATCTTGCGCGTTGTAATTCGGCATGGTTTTCTCCTAGGGGCGGGGTTGCCCCGCCTGGAAATTGGGTGAGGCTGCGCTTTTGGCGTTTGGCGTGGGCGCGGCCACAGGCGAGACGCCCGCCGGGCCTACCGTTGCTGCGAAGGGAGCAGCCAGCGGTGGCGCGGACGGCGCGCCGCGGCGGGCGCGTCTCTGCGCGCTTGCTCGGCATTCGCCTTCTGCGCCTGAATGGCGCGCACGGTTGGGTCGGGCGAGGTGATGTGTTCGGCCAAACGCTCCTGGCGCGATTTCACGGCGTGGCCGAAGCGTCCCTTCAGGCCGTAGCGGGCGGCGTCGGCGGGATCGTCGCCTTCGGTTTTGGCGGCGTCCTCGATGTCGCGTTCGTCGCGCACCATCGCGGGGATGCAGGCGGCCAGGGCCGGGCAGCTATCGGCGACGAGCCACTTGTCCTCGCGCAGCATTTGATACATGAGCATCCAGCCGCCCTTGCGGTCGGTGTCGGACGGCCTGGGCGGCGGCAGCTTGCGTTCGGCAAAGATTTCGGCCATCTGCCGCGCCGCGGTTTTCTCGTCGGTCTTGCGGGCGAAGGCGTCGTGGCTCAGGTAGACGTCCTCGATTTTTTCGCCCTCGGAGCGTTCGGCGATCTTGAAGGCCAGCTCGCGCGGCGTCAGGCGGTTTTCCACCAGCTCGCGATAGGTGTAAACGGTCTGGCCGTTCCAGGCGTGCCAGTAAACGGCCGAATTGTGCGCGAATCCCCAGTCGATCGAGATCCAGCGCGGCCACCACGGCTCGAGCCCGATCTCTTCGGAGCGGACCAGGTGCCGCGCCGGGTCCCACACGTCGAAGAACTGGCCGGCGAAAATGTTCCAATCGCCCTCGGCGTAGGCGCGCGAGAGCTCGGGCGGCAGCGTTTTCAGATCCTCGTAATAGCTTTCGGTCAAGTGCGGATTGTCCCCGGCGCGCGCGGGAACGAAGGCGAACTCACCGGCGAGCCGGGCCAGCTCCGGGGGAAACTTGCGGTCGATCCACAGCTTCTTCACCCAGCCGTGCCCCGCGCCGCCGGGATTGGTCGCCGCGGCGAATCGGGGCCGCGCGACGCCGCGCCAGCGCAGGCGCGTGCGCAGGAAATCGAACGTGCGCCGCTGGTTCTTGGTCAGCTCATCGACGGCGATGGCGGCGAATTCGGTCGATTGATACTTCGACGGGTCGTCCAGGTTGCGCAGCAGGATGCGGCCGCCGCCCAGTTCGGGCCGCAGGCGGAACTCGCGCGTCGCGCCGCGGCGCAGCTCGCCGAGCTCGGGCGGGAATTCGGCCAGGATGCGGTGAATGTGCCGGTCCTCGAGCGCGGGATAATCCTCGCAGAACAGGCCGGCGGTGGCGCCGTCGATGCCCGCTTCGTGCAACTGGAGCAAATAGAGCAGCAGCCACCAGCGCAGGATGTAGCTCTTTCCGCCGCCCATCGCGCCGCCGTAGAGCACGAACCGCTTTTGGGCGACGGCCTCGAGAAATTCCCGCTGCTTCGGCGTCGGCTGGAACAGCTCGGCGAGCAGCCTTACCTGCGGGGATAGGGCCGTCATCTACCGCCTCGCGGCGGCGCGCGGCAAGAGCGCCAGGCGGCGGCCCGCCCGTTTGGCCGGTGGTATGGGCTTGCCCTGGGCGACCAGGGCGAAGCGGGCCTCGCGGCCCGCCAGGCCCGGCGCGTGGGCGTGCGTTTCGGCGAACTGCATCGGCGTCTCGCGCAGGCGGCGCGCCTTGCGCGTGAGCGCGCCGGGGCGCTTGACGGCGTTTTGGATCCAATGCTTCATGCGTATCCTCTTTTTTCCGGGTGGCGCGGGCATCTATGAGGCGCCGTTGGCCGGGGCGCGGTCCGGGAATTGCTCAGGACGATGAACTCTTGCCCGTCACCGCGTTGGTTCCGGGCAGCCCGTCGAGGCTGATCAGAAACGCGACGCGCGCCGAATCGTTTTTCGATCCCTCGGCCGCTTCGCGCAGTTCCTTGGCGTCGCGCGTGCCGTTCTCGCTGGTGGCGGCGCGGCGCGCCTGCTTGGCCGCGATCATTTCCGCCCAGGTTGGCGGGCTGGCGGGATCGACGCGCTCGCCGGTCGCCTCTTCGAATTCGCTCCACAGCGCCGGATCGAGCGCGGGCTTGGCGAGCCGGTCGCGGCTGGCTTCGGCGAGCGTGGTTTTTCCGGACGCGCTCCCGGCCGTCGCCGCCTTGGCGAGGGGACGCGATTTTTTCGCGCCCGGCTTTGCCGGGCTGTTGCATTTGGGCGGCACCGCTATTCGATCGCGCGGACGTTGAAGCCGAGCGCGCCGGGAGTGACGCTCGAAGAAGAAGGATTGCAGACTTCCAGATTCACGTTTCCCGCCGTCGGGAACCAGTAGACGGTCAGGCTCTTGTAGCCGGCCGCGGCCGGGTCGGCGCTGGGCGTCGCGAGAATCGTCATGCCCGTCGTGACGCCCGCGACCGCCGTAGTGACCGTGGCCGCGCACGCTCCGGCGCTGATCGTCGCGGTTGGTCCTGAAACCGTGGCCTGGCCAACGGCGACGCCCACCGTGCCGCCCGAAGCGGGCAGAGTATAGGTCTGATTCGAGGTGAGCGCGGAGTGGTCGATGGTGGCCAGGTAGCTGTCGCCCGAGCCGCCGAAGGCGATCGGATGGCCGGGCAGGGTCGAATCGGCGAGACCGGAAAGCGTGCTCGGATACGGCGCGAGAGTCATGGCCAAATCGGCGGCTTCGCTATAGGACGCAACCGCCGTCGCCGGAATGTGGTCGAGGACGGGCGCGTAGTATATTAAGCCCGTCGTGGCGTTGTGCATGTTCGCCTGAAACCTAAGCTCGCATGAAGCGCCGCCCGTGGTGACGACGAAAGCCGCCGAAGCCCAGGTCCATTGTCCATCCCCGGCGTAACTTTCCAGGCCGAAGCTCTCTCCATTGTTCGGCGCGGAAGATTTATCGAGTGGCTGCATCTGGCAGCCGCCGCCACCCCAGAATGCGATCCCAAATGGATTCAACCCGGAAATACCCGTCTTGCTGGGCACCCGGTACCAGCCACCGGCTATGATGAAGTCGCCCGCGGCGTAGCTCCCGGTTGCATCGTAGAAGTAAGGCGAGCCAGTAGATTGTCCTGCAAACGTCGATCCGGTTGGATCGACAACCGCCGTCTCAGTCGCGTTCGTCCAAGATGACGGCAAGAAGTGCGCAATATTAGGCCAGGGGCTTTCCGTCAAACCGAATAGCCGCCGGGCGGCATCGCTCTGTCCCCAGACCTTTCCATACCGGAAGCCGTAATTACTTGTCGCTGACGGTTCCTCGGCATCATTAGGTCCATAGTAGCCAGACTCGCCGCCATTGATATAGCCTGGCGCTGATGGATTCCCGCCGCTGGGCAGCGCATCCGTGTTCTGAAGCGTTCCGGGGGAAGCTTGATCGACTTCCACGCTCGGGCTGGAAGGGTTCGCGTCGGCGACGATGACGTTTTGAATGCTATATATTCCGTAGGGCGACTCTTCGGTCAGTTCCACCGCGCCGTGCCCGTCGTTCTGATTCTCGGTGACCAGGCCGTTGATGTAGATGGAGCCGCCGTTCTGGCAGCTCTCCGTGTGGTACTTGAGGTTTCCGGCGTTCAGATGCATGTTGCGGATGAAGATCAATCCCGGCTGCGTGCAATTTCCGCCGCCGCCGTTGATGACCATCGCCTGATGCTGGTCGGTTCCTCCCGGCGCGGCGGTATCGGCCTGAATCATGTCGTTGTTGAACCAGATGTTGAAGACGTTCGAGCCGATGTCGACGGTCGGGCCGCCGCCGGCGTTGCTGGAAGGGTCGAACTGGTCGTTGTTGAAGGTCAGGCCGACGGCCCCGCTGTTGGTGTTGTAGACGCCGTTCGAGTCGATGCCGATGCGCATGGATTGATAGGCGCCGCCGCTGGCTCCCTGGAAATCGAGATTGTCGAACTGCTTGGGGGCGCCGGTGCCGGAAATCCAGAGCGAGGGCAGATTCGCCGAAGCGCCCGAGCCGCAGTTCACGAGGACGGACGGTCCCGGCGCGTTCGAGATCCAGGAATTGGTGCCCACGCCGACGATGCGCACCGGCATGTCTTTCACCCAGCCGGTCGGCACGCTGCCGCCATTCCAATTCGGGTCGCTCGATCCCATGATCCATAAGCCCTGGCCGGCGACGGGGCCGCCGCAAGAGGCGTTCGCCGCGACGTAGATGGTTCCCCCGTTGCCGTTGACGTAGGAGGGCGAGCCGCCGTTGATGGCGTAGAGCGTGTTCCAGGCGGCGTAGATGGTCTGCTTCGCCGTGCCCCAGCTCAGGCCGTCGCTCGAATCGTTGCCGCTGGGCGAAACGTACTGCACGGCGTCGTTGGGCGCCGGCTCGGTGGCGACGCTGCGCCCGTTGACGGTCAGCGAGCCGGTCAGATTCAGGGTGCCGGCGGTGATCGAGGAAAACGTGGCCGAGGTCATCGAGCAGTTGGACGGGTCGCAGGCCAAAAAGACGTCCATCGCCCGCGTCGTCAGCCCGGTGCCGTAAAGCTGGACGACGTAGTGGCCCGGCTGGGCCCAGAAGCCGTAATTGCCGAGCGAATCGGCCTGGAACGGGTTGGCCAGCGGCTGCGAGAGCGCCTGATCGGAGTAGATCTGCGCGAGCGGCGAACAGGGAGCGGTGGTGCGCACGGCCGCCGCCGTGCAGACGGCGATCTGGGCCGCGGCGACGGGCGTTCCGCGCGGGCCGAGCACGATATTGTCGTACCGCACGCCTTGCGCCCGCGCCCCCACGGCCAGCAGGCAGGCCAGCGCGAACGCCAAGCCCATCAGGCCGGGCCGCGCGGCGCGTCCCGGACAAATCACTTTGTCTTCCGATTGCACGATAAATCTCCTTTGTTCCCTCTCTCGCTTTCGCTTCAGAGCCGCCGATGGACGCGGCGCCCTTCCGAGCATGACTCCGTTCCCATTCGCATTCAAATCCGATCTGCGCCTGGCGCGATGGGTTTGTAAGGGGCGGGCTGGTCCCCGCCCTATCGGGGCCTCAAAACCGCAGCCAGAGCCAGATGCCCGCGGCGATCGCGGGCGCGGCGGCCACGATCACCCAGATCCACCAGCGGGAGGGTTTGGGCGGCGGCACGGGCGGCGCGGAGACGGGATCGAGGTTCGTCGCGCGCGCAGGAGCAGGCTCGCCGCCCAAGTTCACGATCACGGCCATGGTTATTTCCCCCTCCACGCCGGCCATGCGGCGAGGATGGCGCCGGCAAACAGCGCGAGCAGCCAGAATAGCGATGCCGCGACGGCAAACATGATTTCCATGGGGTGTGCCCTCCTATCCGGACTGGCTAGTCAAGGCTGGTCATTGCGAGCCCCGGCGCAGCCGGGGCGAGCAATCCGCCGTTCGGCCGTCAGCAGTGGCCGCAGTAGGGAACCCGGTACGGTTTCCAGGTGCGCGGGTCGATCCGTTCGGCCGTCTGCGTGGCCGGGCGCCCGCAGCCGAACGCGCACAGCGCCTGAGCGTTCGCGGCGGCTTGCGCGATGCGGCGCAGCTTGCGCCGCCGGGCCGTCCGGCGCTGATATTCGCGGTTCTTGGCGCGGTAGTGTTCGAGGTTGCGCTGGCGCCAGGCCCGCATGTATTCGCGGTTGTAGGCGCGCCGCTTTTCCGCCGCGCTTGCCGCCGCGGGTTCGCTTGCCGCCGCTTCTTTGCTTGCCACCGGGCCTGGCCGAAGGCCGTTTTGCGCGGCGCGGGCGCTCCCGCCCGCCGAAACTTCGGTGAAGGCGGCAGGAATCTCTCCGTGGTTTTCGGTGTCCGTCGGGAACGGCAGCGGCGGGGCGCTGGGCCACGCGGCCCCGAAGAAGGATGCTTGCTCAGCCATGCACCCTCGGGGCGACGTGCGCCGGGGTGCGCCGGATCTCTTCGAGCATCTGGACCGCGATGCGATTGCCTTGGTAGATCATCATGGCGTGCGTCTCGCCGACTTCGATCGAGAGCCGGTTGACCGTCTGCTGCCGTTCCACCTTGTCCTGCAAGATGCTGCCGGGCATCAGGCGGCCGCGCCGAATGCCGCCGGCGAGCCAGATCGCCTCGCCGCGCCGCACGAGCGCGCGGGCCTCGCGTTCGTCGATATGACGGTGCTCGCGTCCGCCGCAATCGCGTTCGACGGCCCGCGAGCGGGTCCAGGAAGGTCCAACCAGGCAAATCGTTCGTCTCGCCATATGCGTTAGCGGGAATCCCGCCGCGAGTGAATGTATCGGATTTGTCTCATCGTGAATTTTCCGCCTCCGACTTTTCGAGGTTGTTTGCCTGGCCCCGGGATCTTGCCGGTGCCTCGTCACAGGCGAGACGCGCGTGCCACCGCTGCGCCGTTGTCATTGCGGGCCGGCGCAGCCGGCCCTGGGAATCTCCGCGTTTTTCCGCGCTCTTACAAATAGACGACGCGGCGATGTTCGCCGTAAGGCCGTCTGCGGCGCGCCTTGAACTGCTGGGCGCGCGTGTAGCGCTCGATGATTCTTTGCCGCGTCATGCTGGCCGCCTGTTCCATGTCGATGGCCAGTTCGCGCGCGCCGCGGCTTCTGGCAGCGAAGGCCGCCACTTCGTATGCGATCGAGGCGGTGGCGTAAGGGATTTCGACGGGATCGCTTTCGGCGGCGAGCGCGCCCAGGGCCCGCTCGTAATGAATGCGAACGGTAATGGCCCGCGTGGCGCCGACCAGCTCGATCTGGTCGGTTTCCCATTTCCAGATGCGCAGGTACCCCATCGGCTCGAAATTGGGCAGCGGGCCGGTGAGCCGCTCCATGGGGATGAAGAGGTCGTCCGAGCCGGTGGCCTGTTCCTCGATCGTGTAGGGAACGACGAGGTCGGTCGGGAGCTGCGGGCTGGTGTCGTCGGCGATGCGCGGCGGATTGGGCGCAAGCGTTGTGCCGTTCAGCGTGAGGAGCGGCAAATCGACGTCGGCGCTGGTCCGCATGAGCGAGACGCCGTTGATCGCCAGCTCCTCCTGCAGCGAGCGGTAAGCCGCGTTCAGCAGGGGGAACAGGATGGCGTCGGTCCACAGGACCGCGTTCGGGTCGTTCATCATCGACCGCGCCAGGTTCAGCACGTCGCCGGCGGTCCCGTATCGTGTTGTGGCTACAACAGGCATTTAGCGCCTCTCTTGGTCGGGGGTCGGAGCTTCAGCTCCGACAAAAAACTGCTTGGACTTCGGGGCTTCAGCCCCTGAAGTCCTTGCCGGCCCCGCGGTTTTGCCAGGCGGAAACGAATTTGCTGGGCATATAAACCAGGCCGCCCCACGCGCTGACGAAGCCGACGACGCCGGAAATGTCCGGCAGCGCCCGGTGCCAGATGGTGAGCGCGGTCACCCAGCCCAGCGAGAAGGCCAGCAGCACGGCGAGTGAAATCCGCGCGAAACTGGGTTTGCCGGCTCCGCCGTCGGGCCGCAGATCGCAGAGCGCCTCGGCCAGGAACGCGCCGGCTTTTTGCAGGAACGGCAAGCGCGCTCTTTACAGCTTCTTCTTGATGTCCTGGCCCAGAGCCGAGATCGCCGAATGCTCCTTGCCGCGGAACGCGTAACCGAGGGCGACGCCGAGGAAAAATGCCACGGCCACGGCGGCCGAGGCCTTGCTCAAAGCCAGCAGCAGAATCGATGCGAACATGGTGTGTCCTCCTTGTGGGGAAAATTCATAATTCGGAATGTAGCGCCGCCCTTCAGAGCGGCACGGCGCCGGCATGCGATACCGGGCCGGCGCGCCATGCCGGGCTAAAGCCCGGCGCTACATTTCGACATTCGCGCCTCCGCGCGGCGTTGGCAGGGGCGCGCCTCCGCGCGAATCAATCACGCGTGGCGCGCGCGCTGGCGCCCGCGCGGCGCGGTCTGGCCGCCCGGCACGATGCCGAACTGTTTCGCCTTGGCGCGGTCGAGAATCGCGCCGCAGCTGCGGCAGACCGCGACGGCCGGCTTCACCTTTTCGCCGCAAACCGGGCATTCGGCCATCGCCGCCGGCTTGTAAGCCCATTCGCGTTCGAGGCCGAGCTTCTTGACGGCGCGGCGATGCAGGTCGGAGAGCAGGCGGTAATTGTGGCTGCGCGCCCATTCCTGATCGCCTTCGAAGACCAGGCGCTTGGCGACCTGCGTCATGCGCTCGCGGGCCGCTTCGATCTCTTCCGGGGCCGCCTGGTCGCCGGCGGCGAGGAAGACGCCGTAATCGCCCAGGTCGGAAACCAGATCCTCGGCGATTTTCCGCGCGTGGATGGGAACTTCGATCCGGCGCCCGTCGCCCATGTCGATGACGTCGATGCGGTCGCTCACCGGGAGCGTCGCGCAATCCTCGCCCGGCGCGGGCGCGGGAATGCGATAGACGCCGTAGGTGCGCGGCAGAACCCATTCCTGCTCGCCGGCGTTGCAGATCACCGCTCGTTCGCTCATTTGTCCTCCCAAAAGTTCGTTGCCGCCCGCGCGCCGCTGCGCGCGCCTAGGCCACCGTCACGTACGGCTGCGCGTGGAATCGCGGCTCGTCCCACAGAATCCGGTCCACGAAATCCTCGTAATCCTTTTCGCGTTTCTCCTCGCGGCGGCGCAGCGCGGCCATGCCGGCGGCGCGGGGTTGCGCGCGCGAGTATTCGACCCGCCGCACCACCTGTTCGCAGATCTCCGGCGCGAGCGGCAGAAACTCCCCGGCCGGGGACTGGATCGTGAAGCAATGTTCCCAATCGCCCAGGCTCGGGTACGGTCCGAGGGCCGGAACCTGCTCGCCGCCCGCCGTTTCCATCGTGTGCCGGTACCACTGCTGGGGCGAGCCGTAGGATTCGGGAGCGAGCCAGCGTTCGACGTGCCAGCGTTCGTGGGGAAAATATTTCGGCTCCTCGCGCAGCTCGAAGGCCTCGCGAATCAGCCGCCCCTCCGAGTCGTGGTCTTCCCATTTGCCGCCAATCCACCCGAGGCGCGACCATCCCCAAACGACGCGGAAATTCGGCTGGCCGAAGCGGTTGCGTCCGCCGGCCAGCGTGACGCGCCGCTCGATCTCGGGCGGCGTCTGTTTCGTTTCTCTGAGGACCTGGATCATTGTTTCGTCTGCGGCGTTCCGTCTGCCGCGTTTCGTCTGCCGCGCTCGGCCAACGCGCGAATCTGTTTGTAGGGGCGGGGCTGGTCCCCGCCCTCACGGCTGAAATTGTGTTCGTAGGGGCGGCCGCCGAAGGCGGACGCCCCTACGCGTTCACGCTTTAGTACCCGGTTGGGATGGCCAGGTTGTAGATGTAGGCGCCCGACCGCGGCGAATCCATCCAGAGCTGGAAACCGGTGATGAGGTAAAAGATGTAGGCTGCCGCCAGACCGCCCGACGCCCCGTAGATCGGGAAGACGGTCTGTCCGCCGACCTCGTAGAAGTCGATGTCCTGCATGACGGCCCGGCCCCAGTGTCCCAAATCGATGAAGTCGATCCGGGCCGCCGAGGCGTTGATGGAGGTCTTGATCGGGACGCCGGCCATCGTTTTCTGCCCGGTGAAGAGCAGATCGAGGTCGTTCGCCTGCGACGCGCCTCCCGCCTTGATGATTTCGCTGATCGCGACGCCCAGGGCTTCCCAGGCGTGTTCCTGTTCGAGCGATGTGTAGGCGATCAGCTTGCCGAGCTGGTTCGAGCCCAACGCCTTGCGCACCTTGTTGATCGCCAGGCGCACGTTCAGCGGAACCAGTGCGGCGTTTCCGGCATTGACGGAGGGCGTGGCCAGCTCGACCGGGTAGGTTGCCCGGTTCAGGTTGAGCCACGTGCCGGTGGTCGCGTTGTTCTGGTGGTAGGGGATGCCGAACAGGCTGGTCGGGCTGGCGCCGCTGACGCCGTCGTGCAGCAGCAGGTCGCCATCGGCGTAGCCGGCCGGCAGGTTATCCACCTGAACGAACTTGTTGAAGGGATCGACCAGCAGAATGTTGGCCGAGCCGCGATTGGTCGCCAGGGTCGGGTCGTACCACTGGATCGTCTGGTTGTAGTAGAAGAGCTGCGCCCCGGGCGGGTTCGCCAGGTTCACCTGGCCCGCCGCGCCGGCAACCAGATTGACGCCGCTGGTCTGGATCGAGCTGACCGTGCCCAGCACGCCGTTGCCGGCGGTCTGGAGCACCTTGTCGAGGAAGGAGCGGAACTGCGCCATGCCGTTTTTGACTTCGCGCTTGGCGGCGTTCTCGATCGCTTTCTCGGGCGCGTTGGTCGCGTACTCGATCAGCTTGGTGATCTCGACCGCGTGGCGGAAGAACACCGGCGTGACTTGCGCCACGTCGTAGGTGGTTCCCGAGCCGCGCCCGAGGTCGCCGCCGTCGAGGTTGGCCATGCCGGCCTTGCCTCCGGGACGGATCTGGAGCGGCAGCCGCATATTGCGGCTGGATACGCGCTCGACGTCGCCGCGCTGCTGAATCATGGTGAGCAGGATGTCGTCGCGTTCGTACAGCAGGGGAAGTTTGTCGCGCACCTTTTCGAGCTGCAAAGCAACCGATTGTGCGTTTGCCATCTGTGCCATTTCGTCTTTTCTCCTTGGCTCGCCGCTTGGTGGCGGCCCTTGCCCGCATCAGTGCGGGCCGTGTAGCGCCGCCCTTCAGGGCGGCACTTACGCGAGCAGTCTTCGTAGCGGCTGCGCGGCGGAAGCCGTGCCCTGGCGCGTGACGTCCTATAGCCTGCCGTCGAGGATGTCGTCGTCGGCCTTGCGGCCGGCGGGCCAACCCCGTCAGGGCACGACTTCAGTCGTGCCAAAACGGTCGGATTTCAAGCGGCTTTAGCCGCTGAGGGGGAATGCCCTCAGGGCCTAAAGGCCCGAGATCCCAGCCTGCGCGGACGGCACGACTAAAGCCGTGCCCTGACGCGTGACGTCCTATAGCCTTCCGTCGAGGATGTCGTCGTCGGAGAGTTGGCGGTACTTGCCCGCCTGCCGCAACTCGGCCGGCGTCGTCGCCTTCACGCCCCGCGCGTCGAGTCCGGACGAGCCGGTGACGTCGACCCTGCCGGCGGCCGCCGCATCTCGCCGCTGCCTCTGCCCGGTTGTGGCCAGCGAGGCTTGTCCGAACGCGCCGATCACTTTTTCGGCGACGGCCGGAATCATCCGCTTGGCCTGTGTGGATATGAGCCGAACGACTTGCCGCTGCACCTTCGGATCGCCCGCGCCGCCGCGCAGGAGCGCGCCCACGTGGCCGACCAGATCGGAATTGTTTTCGAGGCTCTGATCGACGCGCCGGTAGATTTCGCCGACCAGCAGGCGCTTGGCTTCGCCCGAATAGGCGTTGCCGGCGAGCTGCTCGACGGTCTGCTCGACGGCGCCGGTGAAATCGCGAACCACCTGCTCGTTCGCTTCTCCCACCCAGCGCTCGGCGCGTTCGGCTTGCGATTGCCGCGCGCGCTCTTCGAGCTGGCGCTCGGCCATTTGCAGCCGGGCCAGTTTCGCGTCGGCGGTCTGCGGCGCCCAGGCGTCGTAGAGCTGGCGGGCCCTCTGGGCGAGGTCGGGACGGGTAGCGTCGCCGGCCAGCCGCAAGAGCGTTTCGGGAAGCGAATCGAGCAGCATCCCGAACGCCTCGGGGTTGTCGCGGAAGAGGTTTTCGACGATCTGGGCGTGCTGCGAGGGATCGCCCGAATAGAACATGCCGTCGATGGCTTTGAGGTCGGCGACGCCCTTGAGGTCGTCGGCGAGCTCGGACGCGTTCTCGTACTGCGCGATTTGGCTCGCTACCAGCTCGGCCGTCTTGAAATCCGGGAAGAGCTTGGAAAATTCCTGCGCGCGGTACCAGGCGTCGCGAACCTCCGGATGAGCCTTGAAGAATTCGCGAATTTCGGGCGTGATGGCTTTGTTTGCAGTCGGGTCGTTCGGCTGGTTGTCGGTGGCGCGGGTGGTTTTGGAGTCCGCGCTTTCGGGGGTCGCGGCTTCCGCCGCGACATCTGCGTCTGCAGGATCAGGGGCTTTAGCCCCTGAAAACTCACCGGCGCCGGTCTCCGGACTGCCGATTCCGAGGATCTGGTCGTCGGTGAGCGGGGCCGAGCCGGCGGTTGGCGACGCCGCCGCTGTTGTCCCCGTGGATGTTTCCGCGCCCGCACTCGGCGCAATCGATGCCGTTGCCATCAGTTGCTCCCTTGGTGGTGTTCCGCTCCGGATGTAGCGCCGGGTTTGAGCCCGGCACATCGTGCCGCCCTGAAGGGCGGCGCTACATCGGAATTAGAAGACCGCCTCCACTCGGCGTTTCACCTGCCGCTTTTTAGCGCCCCGATGCCTGCACGGATACGGGGCGGTCCGATTGTCAGAATCGGACCGAGGCCACGGACCCCTCGTCGGCGATTCGCCGGAAGAAAACCTGTGGAACCGGAAATTCGAGCCCTGGTTTATCCGGTCTCAAATTTCCAATCTCAAATTTCGTTGAATGTGGCCATTGCGAGGTTCCCGGCCCGGCGTTGAGGCGCTGTCATTGCGACCGCCCCGGCGCTCCGAGGCAGGGCTTGCCCGCCGAAACCTCGGTGAAGGCGGGAGGAATCTCGGCGTAGCGCGTCGGCGCGGCGCCGCCAGGACCGGGCGATGTGGCGCGAGCATCCCGGCTTCGGTGGTCGAAGCTTCAGCGTTGATGTGGCGTCGGGCTTTAGCCCGGCACATCATGCTTCAGCGTTTCGGGGGTCGGAGCTTCAGCTCCGACAATAAGCCGCAGCAGGAGGGGGGCTTCAGCCCCTGAAGCAAACTCCCGCGACGGCGTTGAAATAGCGCCTAATCCGACTTCCCGCCGCCCTGCGGCGGCAAATGAATCCCCGCCTGCGCCGCCATCTGCGCCTGCCCTTCGGGCGGCAAATCCTTGAAGTTGATCGACTCCGATGGCCGCGGTTCTTCGGGCTGAGCCTTGGCAACCGGGCCGGCCTTGGCCGCGGCGCCGGCCGCGTTTTGCTCGGCCATCTGCTCTTTCATGAACTCTTCGTGCAGCATGGCGTGCGCGCGCACGTTCGCCCATCCTTCCGGATTGTTCACCTTGGCCAGTTGCCCGGCGTCGGAGGTGAGCCAGTGCTTCGCCGTTTCCAGTTCCACCTGGTGGTTGTCGGCGAATTTGTCGGGAACCAGGCTCGGCAGGAAAATCGTCTGCCCGGTCGCGGGATCGATCTGCGCCACGGGCTGCGATTCGAGCAGGAGGACGATCTCGCGCATTTGCTTCGCCCGCGCCGCCTCGCCCGGAATCTGCAGATTGGGCAGCCCCAGAAGCTGCTTCACCAGCGCCAGGTTTTCCGGCATGGCGAGCGTCTGCTCGATCGACGGATCCTTCATGCTCATCAGTTGCAAGAGCACGCCGCGCTTCTGATTCCAGAGCGTCGGGAACTGATCGTCGGATTCGGGCCGCGAAAGGATGTTGCCCTTCAAATCGGCCAGGCGAATCCATTTCGATTCGAAATCGGCCGCCGCGCCCATCAGGGGAATTTCCACATCGGTGCTGCGGTTTTTGCGGAAGCAATCGACCGCCAGCATCATCATATCGGCCTGAAACTGCCGCATGCGCCGCCACACCAGGCCGAGGCGGCCCATCGCCTGATCGCGCGCCATCGCGTAGCCCGAAGCCGTTTTCTGCCCTTCCATCGAGCCGCCGAAGAGCGCCGGAAACGCGCCGGTGAGGAACTGCGCGATCGGGCCCATCAGCTCCTGCGCGTGCTCGACCAGATCGGGAGGCACCTGCGCGGGCGGGGGAGTGAAGAAGCTGGCGCCCAGTGGCATGCCGGGCCGGGGTCTTGCGGGATAGACGGCGCCGGGTTCGGCGGTCTGGTATTGCGTCGCTTCGACGTCGATCGCTTCCGGATCGACGTAGATCGGCGGCACGCCGAAGTCGTAGGTCTCCATCTGGAGATTGGTCAGCGTGTTGAAGCGTTCCTGGACGGAAATCAGCGAATCGCCCAGTGCCGGGCGGCCGGTCGATGATCCGTCACCGGGCAGTGCGTGCATCACGCGCCAGTGGTCGTCCATCGATTCGTTGCGGCTTTCGAGGTAGGCGTCGCCGGCGAAGGCGACGTAGCAGCCCTCGGGGAAGAGCTCGATCAGGCGCTCGCGTTTCTGCTTGTCGGCAACCAGGTAGAAGGCCCAGGGCCGCATCCAGGTGCGCTGGTAGGTAATCAAGTTCTGGTTGATGTCGCCGCCCTGCGTGAACGGACCGCCTTGCGATTGCGAGAGCCGCGCCAGGCGCTCGTACTGCTGCGAGCCGTCGGGCACGACGGGCGGACCGATCTTATCGGCCGCGTGCGGATAGGCGGCGCGCAGGCGCGCCAGATGCGTTTCCATGTTCCATTGCAGGTAGGGATACTCGCGCTGCTCGCTGGCCCAGGGCGGCGTTTTCAGTTCGAGCGCGCCCACCATCGTCACGACTTCCTGGCCGTTGGGCACGTTGAGCGTCCCGGTCACTTCGGGGACGGTGATCATTTCGGGCGGGAGCCATTGCTGCGTTTCGAGGAGCGCCCCGCACTCGGGACAAAACAGCAGGTCGGAGGGCACGGCTTCAGCCGTGCCGCCAGCCGCCCCGGTTCTGCGGGGCTTTAGCCCCTGAGGAGCGGGTGGCACAGGCATCGCTGCCTGTGAGCCATCTATTGTCATTGCGAACCCTGGCTCAGCCGGGGCGCCGCCCTTCAGTGAGGGCGGGAGCAATCCTGATGGGGTTTCGGGTCCTGTCGAGGAAATCTTTCCAGCTTCCTCATTGGTTCCGGGGGTCGGGGCTTCAGCCCCGACAAAAGCCCGCGTGGAATCAGGGGCTTCAGCCCCTGAAGATAGCCCGTCGCGCCGCGCCACGCGCCTGACCAATTCCTCCGGGGTTTCGGCGCCGCATTCGGGGCAAACCAGCCGCGCCGGACGAATCTGTTTCTGGCGCGCCTCGATCTTCGGCTCCGGGTGCCAGCCGAAGGCCTGGCCATCGACCACGTAGCGCACATACGCGCCCACCTTGCCGCCCACCCACAGATGAAAAGCCTCTTCGGCCAGGCGCTGCTCCATATTGTTGTTGCGCTCGACCAGATCGGCGATGTCGGTCGCCGCCTTGGACGTCGCCAGATCCAGCTCGCTCGAAGGCGATTTCGGCAGGAAGCGCACGTGCGGTGTCGATTGGCTCAGCACCGAAACGATCGACTGCCCGAACGCCTGATAAATGTTGGTGACGAATTCGTAGCGCGGCATGTCCTCGATCGAAGTTTGTTCGGTGAATTTCTGCTCGAAGGGCAGATGCCAGTTCTGGTCGCGCTCGTTCCACCACAAATAGTGCAACCCGCGCCAGAAGTAGTGCGCCTGCTTCACGCGCCGGATCTCCTGCCGCCGCGCGATGTCGGATTCCTGCGCGATCTGCCGGACCAGTTCCTGCAGCGTGCCGCGAAGATCGTCGGGCAGTTGCTCGTTGTTGGGCCCGTAGGGATGGGGCTCGCCGGTTTCGGCTTGCGCGCGGGCGTCGGGGCCTTCGGCCGCGGTCACGTCGCCGCGCGGCAGAACGGGCTCGCCCTGTTCGGGGATCGGCCGGTTGTCGGGCGGGTCTTCTCGGTAGGAAAAGGGATTGGTTGACAT